CCCCCGCCCCCGAATATTCCACCAAGTAATCCACCTAATCCGCCTACACCCCCCCCACCACCACCGCTACCACCACCGAAGAAGTTCGCAAAACTTTTCATTATGTTTGCGGTAAACATCTGCGCCAATACATCTGACCATATCTTTAGGATTGATTGCCCGAATGACCTAAAATAGTCTTGCGCGGATTTTAATTGCCCCGTAAAAGCGTCAAAGAAGAAAGCGCTTAAATTAGTTTGCATAGCATTAGCCATATCTTTCGCTGTCTTCTGCCCTAATTCTGACCATTTACTTAACTCTTGGGCGCTATTCTGAAAACCTATCTTTAAGCCTTCCCAAAAGTTTTCATAATTAGCCTGTAATTCTATCGTTGTTCCATTGACACCTTTCAGAAAATTCCAAAACTCCCCTAAAGCAGAAGTTCCGTCATTCAGATAGCCTTTCCATTTAGCAAACTTACCGCCTACGCTATCGGCAATCTTCCTGATTTCATCGGCAACCCCCTTGAATGCCCCTTGCCCTGATAGAGCATTGTTTATATTCCCTTGAAGAGTAGATATAAGATTATCTATAGCTATTATCTGCCCTTTCGCCCAATTAGCCATAGTAAGATTGCCCGTCATATATCCGTGCCACTTTATAACATTAGCTATAGCCTGAACAATCCTCTCATAACCTATAGCAACCATATTGACACCTGTTTCAATATACTTTAATGCCTCATCGGATACCTCTCTCCATTTCAGGATAGCTAATACTATTCCTGATATAGCCAAGATTAACCAAGCAAAAGGATTACCCGCCCATAGAGCCTGAAAAGCTATAAAGATACCTTTGATTGCGGGAATAAGTAGGTTCTTAATCAGTAAGATTACATTTCCCAATACAGATAGTATCTTCCCGCCAACTACCATTATAGTTCCGCCAACGACTAACCAAGTGCCTACCATCATCGCGGTATTGATAATATGCTCTTTAATCGGCTTATCAAGAGCTGACCATTTATTTACCAAGTCGGTAATTAGGTTAGCCAATCTCGTAAAGTAGGGAACAAGCTGTTGCCCTATTGATACCTGTAATTGAGTAAAGGCGTTATTAAGCCTTATAAGTTGAGCATTAGCTTGCGCGGAGTAATTAGCGGTTGTCTTAAAAGCTAAAGCAAGGGGGGCAGTTATTGAAGCGCCTACTGCGGATATAGCCATACCCACATAAGATATTTCCCTGCCGACAGTCCTCAACTTCATTCCAATCTGACTAATCTGATTTTGGAAGTTCTGAAACTTTGATGTAACATTCTTTAATCCTGTAGTTACATTATCGGTAAGACTTATCTTAATGTTTATGTCTTGATTAGGCATTTTTAGCTTCCTCTAAGCGCTTCATTTCGTTTTCTATATAAACTATCACCTGTAATAGTTTAATAGGTTGATTTAATACTCCGCCCTCATTAGGCAAGAACCCGTCTTTATAAACTTTATACATTTGCAACCTATCCATCTCTACATCACTTAAATATCTTAAAGGGCAATGAGTAATCTCAATACCTTCAATAATCCTAACGGGAACCTCGTTTGTGCAACCCCTAATCATCTTTAATTGGGTATTGCACTTTCGGCAATTCAAGTCATTAAGGCTAACCCAAATTGCCAAGGTCAGTTTTTTGTTTCGCCCTCACTTGCGAAATTGAATTCAAGTATCTTACCGACTAATTCTATGACTATGGTAAAGGGTATCTTATCAATAACCTCGTCGGTAATCTCTTTATAATCAACTCCGTTTAAGTTCCTGACTTCCTTTATTCCTGCCTTAAAAATATCCAATGCCTTGTCTTGCATTTTTGATAAGTCAAAACCACCTTGACTATCAACTACTCCGCTAAACAAAGACATCTTGCTCTTTACCGAGATATTCTTAATCAGGAATTTCGTCGGACTATCGCTCTTGTCTTGGCTTGATACATACTCTACTACTTCATTAATGTCAATGCCCTTAAGCATATTTCCCCTTTCTCATTCAAACACTAATACCAACTCATCATCGCCCGTATCCTGCCCTAATGAGAATGGTATATCACGAGTTAAAATCCTCTCCCTATCGCCATCAGCGATACTATCAAGAGTTACTTTAGGCGCGGTAATAGTAACCTTATTGCCATTGGAAGTTCCCAATGTAGCGGTTAATGCCCGTTGAGCAGAACCTACCCAATCCGTCCAAAAATCATAAGTTCCTATCAATGTAGCTTCGGGATTGAATGAACCCTTACCTTTCCTATTCGGTATAATGTAACCCAATATACCATTAGGGGAGTTAATATCATCTCTCGCTACAATATCATTACCGCTATCAAGCGTTAATTCCTGAACGATTAAATCATCGCTATTATTAAGCTCAAAAGCGCAACTCTCAACGATTGGCGGGATTGTCGTTTCATAGGTTGGCGTAGATACCAAGGCTACATCATCAGGGGAATTATAATTACCCTTTAGGGTAAAAGATAATAGCCCATACTGACCTGCGGTAAGCTTTATATTAAAGTTACCCATAGCCCCCGTAATCTTATGCAATACCGAGCTTCCTGTAGTATCATTATCATAGATATACAGGGTAATTGATTTCTGCCCCGTAGAACAGGGTTTATAGGTTACACTACTTGAACCGCCCGTATCCCCGATTGTTTCCGCATAACTACAGGCTTCAATTAAGTCGCCTATCCTACCCGCTGTTCCGCGCGTTCCCGAACCCTTTAACTCCATCTCAAAGGTTACTTCTACCCATCTACGACCTACGACGGGGCTTGTCGGGGATATACAACTACGGACATTATCCCTTTCCAAGACATCGGCTTGCCAATTCAACTTTACATTCTTTATTTCTAAAGCATTATCCGCAACTGTGGGAGCGCTATCAGAACCATAGACGCTTTCCTCTTTTGCTAATAAAACCCTATTCCTAACCGTTTGCATAAATCCTCTCCTTTTTAGGTTCGTGTAACCCTATTTTGCCTGTAATGTATTTCTATATTAACAGCAAATCCTCGTATCGGGTATTGCTCTATATCCTGAACAATGGCTATTAACTTTGTATCATAGACATCAGCCAATCCGAGGGTTGTGTCTGCGCTGATTACTTTCCGTATATCATTATCAATATCTAAAACTCCTTTCGTATTGGTATCACCTACAATCTGTTTATCTTTATCAAATACCTGTATGTAACCTATTATGTTTATCCCTAATGCCCGTTCCTCATAAGGGTAAGTTTCCTCTAAAAGCCTATCGCCTACCACCTCAATAACCAAACAGGGAAATTTAGTTACATTCTCCCTTACCCCTAACATAATATCAGCATCGTCAATATAGCTTAAAAAACTGCTATCTTGTAGTTTCTCCTTAATCTTATCTACTATGCTTGCGGGGGTCATCCCTTCTCCTTTACTTCTTTTATCTTATCCACTATAGCGTCAACTACCTTACCCTGTGTTTGTTCTACTGTAATAGCCATATACCGAAATTCGGGAATAGTTACGCTATCTTTTAATACAAATAATGGAGTAATGCTTTTTCCTCTTGCCCCGAATAATAAAAGGTTACCTGACTTACTACGCCTAATAAATGATTTCTCATAACCGCCCTGTGAAGTTATCTCTCTTGGCTTGAACCTTGCCACTCCTGCGGGGGTAAGAGCCTCGCCTATGGGTATCGCTAACATCTTGGCAGTTACGGGTCTGATTACACCGCCCGTTTCAAGTATATTCGCATATATCATACGATTAGTTTTTAAGGTAGCCCCGCTACCTATAATCCCTTCCCAATTCCCATTTTGGTCTTTATCTACTCGCCAACCTAAACTCTTGGCTAAATTACCCGTCCTACGCTTTAGGATTATCCCGCTACAGTTAGCCACTAATTGTTTTAACACTAAACTACTACCACTTTGAATGCCCTTTTGAATAGCCCCGCCCTGCTTCTTCGGGTCTAATTCTTTAAGCAATCCGTTTATCCTATTCAAATCTTTCTGCTGTAATTTTAATTCTATCATAAGCTTAATCTTCGGTATCCGTCTAAAATCTTATATGCTTCTTTCCTTAAATAACTTGGTCTATAAACTATATCCTGATTTGCAAATACATTTACCCCCGCTTTTGCTTCAAGATACTGCGCCACCGTAAGGAATATAAGCGCCTGTTTTAAGTCTAAAGGCATATTAGTATAAGCTGTTTGTCCTATACCATTATAACCTGCATCATAAGTTACCTTTATATTATTGGTATATTTATGGAATACTAAACCTATAAGGGTAACTAATCCCGTAGCGGGAAAAAAAGTATAGTTAGTAGGGCTTATCAAACTATCTACGGGATATACCCTATCAAAATCATCATAAATACTTGCTATTGATACTACGGGGAATATCCTTAACTGAATTATATCAACTCCATCCCCATCGTGAAACTCAATGAAAGTTGAACCTTCCAATACCCTATCGCAATAACTCTCGGCTAAAACCTGCGCTGACTTAACTAATGGTAGTAATACATTATCATCAGTAGGCGGTATTATACCTAAAAACTCTTTAACCATAGTAATATCAATTAGCATAGTATTCTCCCTTTATTAAGTCATATAGTCTTTTTCCTGAATTAGCCCAAGTAAACTTATTATGCATTCTATAACTTGCCCGTTTAGCCCTCTGTTTAGCTTCATCATAATTACCAATTACATTAATTACCTGCTGTATGAAGTCTTTAGTATCAGGCACTCTGATAGGCACTACAAGATTATCATAGTTAGTAAGGGTATCAGTTATTACGCTGTGCTTTAGTGTATAGCCTACACTATCATCAAAGAAATCCGCGCAACCCGTAAACCCGCTTCCAACGCAAGGTAATCCTGTAGCCATAGCCTCGCCAAGCGGTAGCCCCCAACCCTCGCCTAAAGAGGGAAATATAAAAAGATGGGAAGAATAGTATAGTTGCTTCATTTCCTCATAAGGCAGTTTCCTTGTATCAAAGATTACATTCTCATTCTCCCCGTATTTTACGCAGGAATTATAAAGTAATGGGGTAGGGGTTTTTAGCCAAGTCCTGCGCCAACCTATAAACTTACCATTTTCAAAACACATCTTTCGCCAATTCTTTCGTAAGTATTTAAAGGCATATCTCCAAGTAGATTTCTTCATAGTAGTCTTGATATAAAGCTCTACTTTAGGTTGGTCTTGAATAGCCCTAATTAACTCCTGAACCAAATGATACCCCTTGCGCGGATTAGGCGCACCTAACCATAATATCCTAAACTTTTGGTTGCCCGTAGGTCTTTGCCTTTCCTTATAGGGATACATAGCGGGGTCAATACCTTCCCAACAAACTTGAACCTTTTTCTTCGTATATTTCTGAAATACATCTCGGCAATAACTACTTGGAACTATAATCATATCGGCTTGCGGTAAATTACGGATATAACTTACGGGTAATTCATCAAACTCCCACATTGATAAGAGTATATTCTTCTTACCCTCTACAGGGCGGAAATGGTCAGCAGGAGTTAGATGGAATACCAAATCAGCGTCAGGGTCAAACTCAAAATATGGCTCGGCTGATTTCCTTAACATATCATTATGGGTAGAATAGCCCAAGACATTCCCGTATGCCTTATTATCACTCGGTCGCGCCCAAGCCATCTTTATCCTATTCATTTGGTAATTATCCCCCTGTTTACTTCTGCCATATCCTTACCGCAATTCTTACAACGCTTGTAGCTTCCAGCTTCGCCCGTTATCTCTTTCCCGCATACAGGACACTTGAATACACTTTCTTTCTTTTTCATATTTTATTCGCTATGATAAAAGAATATGATGGAATACCATTAGTATAGATTATCTTTTCCTGTAAGGTATCAAAATACCTATTGACTAATTTCCTTGCCCCGCTGATTGTGAAGCGCCAATAGTCATTGTCATATCCCTTATTACCGATTAAAGCTATACCGAATAATACTATACCTTTATCTTTTATTATCCGCGCCAAACCCTCTATGAGATTAAAAGGATTACTACATTCCTCGGTAACTCCTATGCACATCATAGCATCGCAAACTAATAAATCTTGCCCTATAATAACCGTTTCTATATCTATCAATATATCAGGGTTTTTATGTATATCCCTGTCTAAAGTAATCAGATTAGGTATCCTGTCTTTATACGAATAAACCTCGCTTTTACCTATCTCAAATACCCTATCAGTAGGCTCAAGGTATTTCTTGAATAGCGGTATCATTTCATCGTGTAGACAATCTCTCGCTTCACTCATTTAAGTTTCGCCTCTAATGCTTTTAATCCTTTATCCTCTACACACTCCCACCAATGGAAGTTATATGTCTTGCCATCTACATTATCATTTACCGCCAACCCTAAATCAAAACAAGCCTTATACATCGCGGGATTACTCTTATTCCAAGGTGGACAGAATAGTTTAATCAGTTTAGGCGTATAGCCATTGCGCCTACTCATAAAGTATTCTATAGACTTCTCTATAATGCCTTTAATCTCCTGATAACTCATCTGCGAATGGTCTATATGCTCCCAACAATGTAAGGCTACTTCAAGATTAGGTAGGGTCATTAGCAAATGCCATAAACCCCTATTCTCCCATAAGTCTTTCATCTCTATTACGCAAGTATGTATCTTATTGTGCTTAATGAATAGATTATGTATAGCCAAGAATACCTGTATATCTGTAAACCTATTTATATCATCATCGCGGTAAAGCATAATACCTCTCGTATAATTCCTGCTTTTCTTTACTTGCATTGGGATGTGCATTAAGAGCATACCCATCTGTTTCTTCTTCGGTTAAACGCCATAGTTTATTCGGGACTACCATTCTCTTTACCTGCGGATAATTCTGCCTTAATACCCCGCTTAAATGAATATCATAACAAGTCCATTTGAAATCCCTATGGTCAATCGGAAATAAGTATTTCCTGTCTATCATATAGGCAAGCCCTACTACCGCGTCAACTTCTCTTGGCTCTGATAAATCATTACCCTTGATTATCATTCTATTATGATAACTGTCCTTGAAAATATTGCCCCAAATACCTATCATCCTATCATATTCGTAATACTTTAACATCTCGGTTACAAAACCCTGTTCTACAAAAATATCATCATCGCAAACTAATACGGTATCATTCTTTGCCAAATGCGACATTATATCCCTGACATAACTACCGAAATTATACGAGCTATTGATTATCTTTATACGCCCATCATAATCTAATGGTCTATATTCGCCCGAATTATCCCATAAGATAATCTCATCTATTTCAGGTTGCGCTAACCACCTATCAAGGAACTCTTTAAGGTTTTTCCTACGCTTCCAAATGCTCGGTAATAAGGTAATCATAAAAAGTTATGATGTAATTCCCTCTTTGGGTTCTTAATTAGATAGAGTATCTTATTTATCTCATTATTCTTGCATAACTTCGGGCAAGCGCTTATATCAAGGCTCTTAATAACCTCTTTACGCCTGTAACTATCCCATATCTTCCTAAAGTTTTCTTTATGTAGGTCGCCTAAAACATATTCTTCCCGCCCCCTGAAATGATTGCATAGATAGACTTTACTATCTGCCCCGATACAAGGGCAGAATTGATGTCCATAACATACTACATAGGGTTGGTCTATATTACTCTCCATTATATCGTCATACTTATAGCGGTTGATTACAAGCTTGGGATTATCAGCGAATACTATCTCAAGTAAGGGCTTGGCTTTCTCTTTCCACCAATCCGCGCTCATTAAGGCGTTCTCTGTAGCGGGTCTAAAGCCCCCGTAATCTACTCCAAGTTCTTTTACTAATTCTGAAAACTTTAGTATTTCTTGGTAATTATCAGGCGTGATTACAAAATCCATACCTATCATTATAGAATAGAAATCTTCATTCCGTCGGGCAACCATATCCTTTATGTTCTGTATTACCTTATCAAAATCATCAATGCCCTTTATCTTCTCGTAGGTTTCTCTCGTTCCCGCATCTATAGAAAACTTTACCCACTCTTGGGTAGATAATATAGTAAACATTAAATCTTTATCTATCAATGAGCCATTGGTATATAATCCCTGCTGTATTCTCTTGTGAACCGTAAAACGGGCTATATCGCAGAAATCCTGATTGACTAAAGGCTCGCCCCCGCCTGTCCAATTTATTGCCTTTATACCAAGCATAGAGAGTTCATTGACAATCCTTATAGCGGTTTTCTTATCCATTACCTTGCCATTATTGGTATTAACTGAATTACAGAAATTACAATGATGATTACAGGCATTAGACAAATCAAACTCTATCAGGATAGGATAGATATTCTTACCCTCTAACCATTGTGATATCCGATTAGTGTGAAATAGTAATTTCTGTTGTGGGGTAAACTGACCTTTTCTAAGCATTGAATATAGTAGCTTTCTGCCCTTTATCAGTAGGCAAGGTATCTATAGACATATACCCGTCATTGAATACTTCGCTGTATTTTTCTCTCTCACTATCGTCAAGCATTATAGGCTTATGCAATAGTTTAGCCTGATTGAAACATTTTACTCTTTCCCGTCCATCTACTATGATAAAATCTATACTACCTGTAGAATGTATATGGGTAAAATACTTTTCATTATTCAGCGGGTAGAGATTAAAGTCTATATTGAATATGTTTTCCTCTTTGGCTATATCCTTAATCCTATCACGCCATTCGGGATTATGTTCCATAGTAATTACTTGCCCCGCCCTCTGTGCTAACCATATTGTAGAATAACCCGTTCCCCATTCGTAAACTGTCCAAGATTGATTTATCATCTTCTCAATCTGTAATATAGTATTAGGCGACCAATCAGGTAAGTAGTTCATCTATTCTCCGCCAAAAGACTTGATTTCTGCTTCGTAAAAACTCTAACATTCCCGCTTCCCCTGAATTAAACCAAGCTTCTTTAGTATGCTGAACCCTATCAGTAGTGATTATATCCCGACCCATTAGCTTCATCTCTGTAATCATTCGGCAAGATACATCAAAACCTGATGGCATATAGACTACACCTTTACTCTGCGCCATTACCTTTAAGGCTTCTTTATAGGGCATATCCATTATTTCCCTATAGGGTATCTCATTCTTTACGCAATAGCCTACGCTCTCCCTGTAGCCCTTAATCCACCTATTAGACTTCCATATAAAGTAATACTCATCGTGAGGCGTATCTTTCAATGAAAGGATATAATCTAATTTCTCATCAGTAAACACCCCGCCCATTATATCGCTTGGTATAGCCTTTAATTCGGGAAAGAAACCATAATATATATCCCTCTGTGCTTCTGATTTCCAAAACAGGTGTTTAGCATTAAGCATAAAGTCTATGATTGGCGCAGAATAAGTCGTAGGACAATCACAACCTACATTATTATTTAGTTTATGAAGATGACTTGAACGGTATCGGCAATACTTATAATCGCATTCCTCTATTACATAATTCCAAGCCTTAAACTCTTTTAACATAGGGATAGGTATGTCTACGAAGTTACCGAAGATAAGGAAATCATCTTTCTTTAATTGATTAAGTCTAAATTCCTTTGACCTTATCTTGATATAAGGGTGTTTACAGGTTTGGATATGGGCTTCTAAAGACAATTCTGCCCCGCCTACTACATCCCCTACAAAATTATCTAATATAAAGACTATCCTCATCTTGGTAAAAGTATTCCGTTTTGATGGCGCTTTGTTTTATCTCCGTTGTCTATCTCATCAGGCAATATAAAAAACTCTTTTAATATCTCCCATATATTATGATTATCGTCAGTAAAGCCCCTACTACACACTATCAATGCCCCAAAAGGGGCTAAAAGCTCTACAAGCGCGGGTAATACCTCTTTTCTCAATTCATCATACTTGATATGCTGTAAGACTATATCCGCCAAAATATAATCTGCTTCCCCCGCGCCTTTCAGAAGATTAGTTATAGGATACGAAATATACGCTATCTCACTTTCCCCGATATATTCTTTAGCCATCTGTAACATATTCGGGTAATCATAACAAGTAAGATGTAAGGGCTTTTTGGTAAGGATATATTTAGCATTACGCCCTATCCCGCAACCGAAATCTATTACTATCTTATTCCTTAAATCTATATCATTGAATAAGACTACATCAGGAATAAACCTGCCTGTATCTACATAAGTAGGATTACTTATACATCTTTTAGCTTCCTCTATGTCTTTAATCTTATTCCACATAATTGTTGTGCGTTTTTGGTATGCGCACCCCACCTATAACTATTCCGTTACAGAGTTATGACTTTACAGAACGCGGATTGACGACCTACGCCAAATCCCCATCTGCTTATCATCCTGAAACGGGTTTCATCAGAAGCAAATGAACCATACGGGTCAACCTCAAGAGCCATTGCCCCTATACGCCTACCGATGTAATACTTCTTGAAATCACCGAATATACCCATCGGAACAGCAGTTCCATCCGTATTCGTGATATTCTCACTCATCACAAACGGATAGCCATAGAGAGTAGCTGGCATACTCGCTGACAAAGGTTGCATCAGGAGTTGTCCATAGGTATCTGTGGCTGAACGAATATACATCATTGCTAACCTACTGATTAAGAACCTTGCGTTGGCTAAATCTCCTTCGCTTAGTTTATAAATCGCGGTGGCTAACTTTGATGGGGTGATTGTGGACATAGAACCCGCCAAAATAACTACATTGGTGGTCAAAACACCAGAGCAGAGCAAACCCGAAGTGGGAACGCCTGTTCCGTTTAATGCCTGATTGTCAATGTCTAATCCGATACCATAAGCGAATTGCTCGGTAAGGATAGAAACAATGTCAATCCTGCTGTCCTGTAAAAGCTCGTTAGAGCTTGTAGCAAAACAGGTTGCTTTCTTCGCAGTCAAAGTGATATGCGAGAAAGTCGGTTCAGAAGCGGAAATAGTCGCAGCTTCCGAATGCCAATGCATAGTAGAAAGGGTGGCTTCCGTAGGAAGATACATAACATCAGAAGTCATCGGCACTACGCTTGCTAACTGTAGGAAGTATGATTTGCTTCTTGCTAAACTAATCATATCCCACTGATATTCATCAGGAACTAAATCTCCACCTGTTCCCGCAGCGCCCTCGGCTAAACTTGCCTTAGCTTCGGCATTGTTAAACTTCGGATGTTTCGCATAGATGGTAGCTAACATCCACTTGGCGAAGTTGTTTACATTTTCCTCTTTAGAGAACGAGGAAAAACCCGCTTTGCCAACGGTCTGTTCTTTGATTAACCTGCCCTGCTGATTAAGGTCATAGCCCAAGAACTTGCTTGAAGATATTATCGCGGGTGCGACAAACTTCTCCAAGGGTAGAGCCTCAATCTTTTTTAAGCGTATATCCATTCCCGATACGCTTTCCTTTGTTGCCTTGACATCATCGCTGATTGGCTGTAAGCCTTCAACGATAGCGTCTTTTACATCCTTTATTTCCACTATTTTTTCTCCTTTGTTTTATTGACTGCTTCTTTTACCGCTTGTTTAATATCACTAATACCTATCTCTCCTTTAGGTTCAGATATGGGTTTCCCCTCTGCGCCAAGAAGTCCATCAGTATAGTGTTTATCTTTTGCTTTCGGTCTATCCGCCCAAAGTGTGCTACAGACTGCAACCGCTTGGTCTTGCGGTTTACCTTCATCAACTAATTGCGGAATACATCTTGCCATAAAATCATCTTCGCTTTCATCCTCTTGCGGTTCAGGCTTTAGTATTAACTCCATCTTTAACTCTCCCTTATCAATAGACTTAATAGCCATTTCGCAAAGTTCTGCCTGTTCCCGCGCTTCATTCAAGCCCATCTGTAATGCCCCTCTATTACTTGGCACTAATACTTGACTGGTTTCAAGCAATTCTATATCTGTAAACTTTCTGCCCGTAACGCGCTCGTTGCCATCCGCGTCTTTCTCTTTTAGCCAATCAAACTTATGCCCTATAAAACCTATTGAATACGAAGCAATCCCTTTTTGCGCCAATACCCAAGCCCAATCTGCTTCGGGATTACCTTGCCCTACGAAGTATTCAAAATTAGCGGTTACTTCATTATCATCAACCGTAACCTTTGTAGCCTTGCCTATCTGCTTTCTCAAATCTGAATAGTTATGGCTTGACAACAATACAGGATGTTCCCTGTAAACCTTTAGCCTGTCCTTGAATGCTACGGGGTCAACTACATCGCCATCCCTGTCAACCTTTTTTGTGCTTATTATTGCTGTCAAGGTATGTTTCTCGGTATCTATATCCTTAACTTCTGCCCTAACTACTTTTAAGATTTTTTCCATCATTCTCCTTTAATTATAGTTTATATCTATATACCCGAAATCCATACCGCTTGCGATTAAACCTCCTGTCTTAATTCCCGCTATACGCGCTAACATATTCCAACACTCTCCCCTGCTTGGCGGTTCTTGCGGGATTAAGACTACTGAAATCTTTATGAACAAGCCTTCTTGCACTTTTTCGGGCATTCCTTTGGTAAAGGCATCCCGTAATGACAAGCGCATTTATGTATTCCTTTCTTTTTCTTCTTCATTCAACTACAGGTAGTAATGAACATCTACAATTACAAACCTCTCCCGCATCTCCGTTAGATTGGTCTTGCGGATACATCAAGCCATTGGTAAAGCTTCTATCCATAGTTATCGCCCCTTGCGCTTCGCATTCCCTATGGCTTTCTCTGACCAACTCATCGTGAGCTGTTACCCACTCTTTCTTATTAACTCCCTCATTCTCATAATAGAGCATTGAACCGCCATTAATAGCGCTTCCGCTTTCTGTTCGCGCTATCAGTAATGCCCTACTGCTTGATAGATTAAAGAAATCCCTTACCGCGTCTTGTAAGGCGCTTACTTGCATACTTACGCTTGCCCCTGCCCCTATCTGTGTTTGCAAGGTAGTGCGTAAAGCATTCTCTAATCGGGTCTTAATCGTATCGTTAATGCCTGACAATTTGTCCATCTTTACCTGTAGTAAAGAATTAACCCTATGGTTGAAGTCATCCTCATTCAAGGTTTTCTTTCGGGCTAATACCATTTCCCCAATAGTTACTCCTACCTTAATGCCCTCAAGCATAACGGGTCTAATGAGTTTATCAAGTTTCCCGTTCTGTTCTATCCAATCAATAGGAATGCGTGGGTCTTTCAATACCCTTGCCCGTAATTCCATAAAGTATCGGCTAAGTTTACTTTCCATAAGTTTCTCTATACTTCCTTGCCCTTTTAGGAATACCTTTAGGAAGTTTGCCTTACGCGTATTTATTACGCTTTTTACACCCTTAGGGGCTTCCTCTGGCGGTAACTGCGCTTGAGGTTGCTGTTCAGGGGGTAGAGGCTCGGCTTCGGGCGGGTTAGGCTCAAAGTTATCCTTTCCTGTAGGCGTAAGCCCAAAAGAAGCCCACCAGTAGTTTCTCCAATCTTCTTCGTCAAAACCCAACTCAAGCTTATCGTTTATCTCATTACCCGTAAAGCCTATCTGTGCAAGTATCTGCGCAGTCAATACCCTTTCTTTCAAATCTTCTTGGAATGCGGGTGTATTCTTATAATCAAAGGCTATGCGTAGATTAGGATTGTAAGGATAGACTATATTCTTATTTATACTATCCTCAAACTTCCTCATAATCGGCATTAAACCATAAAGCCAAAATACCCTCATCTGCCCCATAAAGGTAGCGTAATTCAAATCATCTGTTATATTGAATAGGGCTTTAGGTGTGCGCCAAATACCAAGTATTTCCTCTCGCATTAACTTCTTCTGCTCAATAAACTCCATCTCTTTATGTGTAGAATGCCCCGCGTCTTGTAGCTTCAAACCTTTCTCAAGTATCAATGTCTTATGAGCATTGCCTACGCCTGTATTCTTTGCTTCAAGTGAAGCGCGTAGTTGTTTCTTTTGGTCTTCTGACAAAGCGCTATCTGTGCCTAATATAAGCCCTGCCGAAGCATTATTCTTAAAGAATGCATTATTAAATGTAAGGCTTGATTGGTCTATCTCCATCTCATCCATAATCGGTTTTAATGGCGATAGCCCCCTAAACCTATTGTATGGGTTAAAGTCTTTGGTATGGACTAACCCCTCTAAAGACACTATCAATGTTCCATAGCGCCATTCTTTTACCTGCCCTATAGTTACATCAACTATTTCTTTCATCTTACTTGGGTCAAGATTGATTAACTGCGCGGGTAATCCATTAGCTATACCCGCAACCTGCCCTAAAGACAATACTTTCTTTATGAAGCCTTCCCCATATAAAGCATAAAAGCCTACCCATTCCTGTATGAAATCAGATTGGCTTTGATATGGGTTAGGGTTCTCAAAGAGCAGTTTTAATGTTTCATCATCTACTTCTTCATTTGTGTCTTTATTGTAAACCACTAACCTAGCTTGGGGAACATTATCACATAAGGCTTTGATAGCCTTATATACGGTGGCTACATTCTCATAAGGCTTAGTTACCTGATTAAAGAATAATTCCATAGGTAACCCGTGAGAAAATAACTCCCCGTAAGATATTGTTTTCTTTTCTGTCCTTACTCTAACCTTTGGGGCAGGTTTCTTTTTGAATAATTCTAATCCAAGTATTTTCAAATGTTCTCCTTTATTAAGCTAACCAAGCTATTTCACCTTTTGTATCATTCCAAGCTTGCACAGCAAGACATAACGAGAAAAAACTATCTCCGTGTCCTTCACTTGTTTCGGGCGCTTTCAAATCACAATCAACAGTAAGTATTTGTCTTTTTTGCCTATCATCATCTAAAATCTGTATCAAACAAGAACTCTTATTTTTGGTTGTGCCAAGCGACCTATCTAATTCAGTAGCCCATTTGAATTTACTCTTGGCAGTAAAAGGCACACCTTCCATACACGAAGGCAAATCACCCCGTTCCGAACATTCCTCAAATTCGCTTCGTGTATTATCATAGAACATTTTATCTATACCAAATATATCTACTGCTTGTTTAAGATAATCAATCTGGTCTGTATAATCCCAACCATCCATAAATTTACTGTGTATCTGCACCATCTTATCCCTGAATATCATATTATTTTCAGGCGTAAGAAATAAACAGCGCACAACAGCGAATACTCCTAAATGACTTGGGTGGGTTTTCTTCCCTATATCAAATCCCGCAACGATTGTCTTATCTTTAATCTTAGGCGGTCGGGCAAGTTCATAATTTCTTAACCGTGAATTAAGCATCTTACCAATCTGTGTTAATGATATAAAGCCTTCTGCTCCCCTCACTGGTCTACAACGAAATTCTTTTAAGAATGCCTTTTCGCCAATAGTAGATTTGCGTCTTTCTAATTCATCCCAATTAAACTTCTGCTCCCACCAACAGATATGCTTTTCTTCATCAATATAACAATCATAGCGTTTAGAATTATATTCTGCCCTGCTATCTAATTGACCAAATAAATCCTCTTGGTCTTGTGGCGTTCCTACAAGATGCAGAGTTTCTTTTGGCATCTGCTCTATTTCCTCAAAGAAAATCCTCGTAATCTTTTCTATTTGGACAATATCAAGCCTCACCTGTGCATCACGCAGGATGTCATCACAGATAGCACCGTGCGGATGACTACCGCGCTTGAAAGTAAATACTCCGCAGGGTTCACATATAAAAACTTTGCCTTCGGGATTTTTATAATGAATAATGCCTTCGCTGTCTGTCAGGTCTATATATTCACCGAATATCTCTGGTATGGCTTCAACAAATCGCTTAATGCGCTTAGTATGATATGCGCCCATATCGCCAGTAAAAGAAAAGTAAAGCCATTCATTATAGTTATGCTCCATCCGATAAAGTTTCCAAGCAATAAACGCTTCTACTACTGTTGATTTAAGATGAAAGCGTGGCGCAACGGATGAAGTGCGATTGTAATATTGCAAGCGATAACAAAGGTCGTCCAAATGAAAGGGGTCAATAATATTCCCCTCAACTCTCCTTACTGCTACCGACCAAATAGTAAAGAAGAATACGAGGAAACTATTTTTGGAATTTGCTACGGAAAACTCCCAAATATCTGTCTGCGAGTTCTCTATCCTCTCCTGTGAAAGTTCCATTAGACCCCACCTTGTTTTCTATATTTACACCGACTTTTACTTCTGTGGCTTTATGTGGTTCTAATTCTTCCCTAACTGCTTTGATTGCTTCAACAGCAGATGACAGTTTTAATTCATAGACCTCGCCCCATTGGTTCATACTTTTAAGGCTTTCCGTCATTGCTTCGTGGTATATACTCTGTAAATATTTAATACGGACTGCTTTATTTGCTATTGGTATTGCGGATAACTCGGTGAGAAACTTCCTTTTTAGGTATCTGATTATTTTGCTATATTTCTTTCCCTTACTGAATTGCCAAGCAGATTGCCTACTGTATTCAACCCCATACTTCTCTTTAACTAAAGCAGATACTTCTTGCGGTGTCTTAAATTCAGCGAACCAAAGACAAACCTGCAAATTCCTATCCCTTGAAATTTCTTCTTTTAATTTGGGGTTCTTTTCTTTCATTATTCTTTTTTAGTTGCTGCCCGATAACTGCGCTTATTTCTAACAGCACAGGTAAATGCTCTATCAAATCCCTACCCATCAATTCCAACTTCGCTATCTCAACTGCATCTCTGGCAGAAAACTCAAATGTTACCTGCTTTGC